AAGGCTACATAAGCCCAAAATGCTATTGATAATACTATCATTGTTGAAATTTTCATGTCTCTCTCCTAAAGTTGACAAACGAACTTTAAACTCATAAAAAACACCTGTCAAGTATTTTCTAGTAAATATCTATAAATAAAATAGTTTGCAATTAGAAATACATTGTGATAATGTTTTGCCCTATGGATAACTTACGTTACATTATATTAGATGAGTTTGACGGAAAACCGCTAAGAGCCTTTAGTAACAAGGCATCTGCTCTTTGGTTTCTTGAGAATAGGTCTGATTGTAAGCTCCATATTCTGCCTAAGCCGCCTAAAGCAAAAGTCGTGCCAATGTCAGAACTTTATGAAGAATGTTTATTTTAAGGAGAGTATTATGACACAAACTGAATTATTAGAAAAATTATTAGTAGCACAAACATCATTATGTAAAATCCAAAACATTATAGATGCATCAGACACCCATTTAACAAGTGGTGGTTTAGAGTTAGACGAAGAAGAATTAACCACAATTTATGAACATATTTGTCAAGGTTTAGGAGACATGAATGTACAAGATTAAGAACTGGGAAAAGTTTAATCTCTATAATCCTAAGAACCCACGTTATCAAAAAAAGATGACGTGGTTCAAGTTTTATGGTACAGATTACATAAATAACATAGATATACATAAGCTATCTTTTGAACAAAAAGCTGTTTTAGTAGAGTTATGGTGTCTTGGTTCTGAAAGTGATGGTGTGTTACCAGACCTGTTTGAAATAGCTTTTAGACTTCATTATCCTATTGATTTTGTTGATAAAATAACAAAAGAACTATTTGCTAGAGGATTACTAGTCGAAAACTATGAGCCTGTTAGGATAGAGAAGAGAAGAGAAGAGAAGATAAGAGAAGATATATAGGTCGTTAAAACGACCAATAGGTTTGATGAATTTTGGGAAAGCTATCCTAATGTTAGAAAGGTCAATAAGAAAACTTGTTTAGAAAGATGGGCTAATAAAAACATTGACGCTATAGCAGATGAAGTGATAGGGTATGTAAAACGTATGAAAGATACTCAATCATGGAAAGATGGCTTCTCACCAGCTCCACTTACTTTGCTTAACCAGGAAAGATGGAATGATGGTGAAGCTCCACAAGAACGTAAAGTTTGGGAAGGTGGCATTTAGTGAATATAGGTGAAGTAATAGATAAACTAACAGTTAGCCAATCAACAGTTCAAGAATTTTATAATGAGGGGTATGGACATGCAGAGTTTAAAGTTAAAGGTACGGATATATTTGCTGATGACTTGGTCAAGTATTTTAGTGAGGAAGTTCATAGTGGCAAATCGCTTGGCTGGATTAAGACGGAAGATAAATTCCGTATTAGGTCTTCGGAACTAACAATTCTTACTGGTGTATCAGGTCATGGTAAGTCTATGTGGTTATCACAAGTTGTATTAGCTATGATGAAACAGAATACTAAATGCCTAATAGCTTCTTTAGAAATGAGACCTGTTCTTACATTAGCTAGAATGATTACCCAGGCATTAGGTTCACCAGAACCAACAGATGATTACATACGTAAGTTTTGTGATAGAGCTAAAGACAAGTTATATATATACGACCAAACAGGAAGCACTAAGTCAGAAGATATGATAGCAACTCTGCATTATGGAAAGCATGTGTTGGGAGTTGATGTATTTATTATTGACAGTCTTATGAAGTTGGATGACGTGTCCGAAGAAAGCCTAGATGGGCAGAAAAGACTGACAAATAGTCTGGCGGTTATAGCACGTGATTTACAAGTCAGTATTTTTTTAGTAGCACATACTAGAAAACTTAAAGATGAGTCAGAGATACCAGACGCTACAAACATTATGGGAAGTTCGCATATTCGTAACTTATGTGATAATATTATTTGTGTATGGCGTAACAGATACAAAGAGAAGTTGATAGAAGAAGGCAAGACTTCTGACGAAGAGTTAAAGATTATTCCAGATGCAAAGGTCTTTGTTCAGAAGCAGCGTAATGCACAATGGGAAGGTTCATTTAACTTTTGGTTTGACCAAAAAGGTTTACGATATAACGAGAGTCCACCAAGATGACAATAAATGAATTTATAAAGCAATGCAAAAAAGTATTTGGAGATGACATTCAATACAAAGCAACTTCTAAAGACGGACAAGTATTTAAAACGAAAGGATGGAGAGATGATAAAGTGGGCACTAACCAAAGACAACTTACCCCAGCTTATAGAGAAACTAAAAAATCTTGATTTTACTAAACGCTGGCGTGTAACAGTAACAGACGCTAAACTTAACCGTAGCCTAGAACAAAACGAAAGACTATGGGAATTGTATACAAGCATAGGTCAGCATCTTGGTATTGAGAAAGACAAGATACATGAACTTATGGGATATAAGTTTTTACGATACCAAACAGAGATTGCAGGTATGCCTGTAGAACTTATAAAATCAAGCACCAAACTAACCACAAGTGAGATGACAGAATACCAACAACAGATAGAGGTATGGGGTCAAACTATGGGTTGGGGATGGGACTACTAATGAAGATATTAATAGCTTGTGAGTTTAGTGGAACTGTAAGAGAAGCATTTACAAAGTTAGGTCATGATGTAACTTCATGTGATATTGAGCCAACAGATATTCCAGGTAAACACTATCAAGGTGATGTAAATGATATTATTAATAATGGTTGGGATATGATGATTGCATTTCCACCATGCACACATTTAGCTGTAAGTGGTTCTAGACATTTTGCTCAAAAAAGAGCAGATGGTAGGCAGCAACAAGGTATAGATTTTTTTATGCAAATGATAAATGCACCAATACCTAAAATTGCAGTAGAAAATCCTATTGGAATTATGAGTAGAATTTATAAAAAACCAAATCAAATTATTCAGCCTTATCATTATGGTCACGAAGCAAGTAAGTCAACTTGTTTATGGCTAAAAGAATTGCCATTATTAAAACCTACAAATATTGTAGGAAAAGGTGAAGTTTTTATTAGTTCAACAGGTAAAAAATATCCAGCATGGTCTCATGATGCAGTTGGTAAAAATGGTAAAAAAGTTGGTTACAATACTGACGAAATGAAAAAGATAAGAAACAAAACATTTCAAGGTATAGCAGATGCTATGGCAAACCAATGGGGTAAAAATGAATTATCGTAACCCTAAACTACTTAAACTAGCAGATGGCGCATCATGTATGATGTGTTCTATGCAAGACGGAACAGTTGTTGCTGCACACTCTAATCAACTAAGAGATGGCAAAGGCACAGGAATTAAATCTCATGATTATCGCATAGCGTTTTTATGTCATCAATGCCACCATATGATAGATAATGATAAGTCATTAGACAAACATGATAGAATAGCAGCATGGGAAGAAGCACATAGAAAAACTATAGGTTGGTTATTTACTAACGGACATTTAACTGTTAAATGATAAATTTATTGCATGGTGATTGTTTAGATAAACTTAAAACATTAGATGACTGTAGTATAGATTTAACTGTTACTAGCCCACCTTATGATAATTTAAGAACATATAATGGATTTACATTTGACTTTGAAAATATAGCAAAAGAATTATTTAGAGTTACAAAGCAAGGTGGTGTTATTGTATGGGTAGTAGGTGATGCAACAATTAAGGGAAGTGAAAGTGGAACGTCATTTAGACAAGCATTATATTTTAAAGATATAGGGTTTAATTTACATGACACAATGATTTATCAAAAAGGTTCTTTTCCTCCAACATTTCCTAAAACTAAAAGATATCAAAATGCTTTTGAGTATATGTTTGTATTAAGCAAAGGAACACCAAAAACATTTAATGGCATACAAAGAGACAAAAGCCCTAATTCAATATATACAAGAAAAAGCAAATCATCATTTAGAAAAGCAGATGGTAGCTTTACATACAACGAACAAATAGATACTAGCAAAGCAACAACCATTGAATTAAATGTATGGAAAATTGATTGTGGTTATATGAAGTCTACTAAAGACAAAGAAGCATACAAACATTCAGCTATCTTTCCAGAAAAATTAGCTTATAATCATATTATTACTTGGAGCAATGAAAATGACATAGTTCTTGACCCAATGATGGGAAGTGGTACAACAGGTAAAATAGCTAAACAATTGAAAAGAAACTTTATAGGTATAGAGATTTCAGAAGAGTATATGAATATTGCAACAGAAAGGATAAATAATGGGTAAAGGTTCAGCACCAAGACCATATAGCGTAGACGCAGATACGTTTGAAAGTAACTGGGATAAGATATTTAAAAAAGAAGGTATTACTTTAACTGAAGAAGAGTTAGCTAATGTTCTTATCATAGAAGATATTGTTAAGCATCACCGTAAAAAACAAAATAGTGATGACGTATCACCACACGCTTATGAATACGAACTTAATAAGTCTACCGGTGATGTGGAGAAAAGATTTATAGACGGAATATCTAAACCTAACGAAAGTCAATTTAATGGCAAGTAAATCACCTACGCAGTTGAGTTTAGCTAAATTACGAGAAGAAGGATACACAGTAGCAGTAGTAGAACATTGGAACGCATTTGCAAGAATAAGACAAGACTTGTTTGGTTTTATAGACTTATTAGCTTTAAAGGGCAAAGAAGTATTAGCAGTTCAAACTACAACTGCAAGCAATATGTCAGCTAGAGTAAAGAAAATAGCAGACCATGAAAACGTAAATGCAGTTCGTGAGGCAGGTTGGACTATTCACATTCATGGATGGCATCAAGATGATAAACGTAAATGGCATTGTAAAATTAAGGATGTATCGTGATATATAAACAAAAAATTTTAGATTACATTAAAGAACCTAAAACTATAAAAGAAATAGCCGAACATTTAGAAGCAAACTATCATACTGTAAAAAATACACTTAGTGATATGAGAACAGAAGGGTTATTACACGCATATAAAGACAATAACACTAGACTTATGAATTATTACATTCCACAACCACATCCACTACAAGCTATATTTGGACACACAGCAAACTTTACAGAAGACCAGATAAAAGGTGTTATTAGTCATAATGCAGATGATGCTAAACACAATCTTCAGCAAAGAACTACACAAGAAACTTATGGTCAAAGCGTAGCTTATACGCTAACACAATATGATTAGTATGGAACGCTTATTGTCTATTATAGAAGACTGGGCTTTATGGATGAAGTCTGATAATCATAAGTTAGGTTATCCGTCTAAAAGCATAGGCATGTCATCAGGAGGCGAGTCAACTTCAGAAGCATTTGAAGAGATGTGTTCTGCTCAAGATATGAGTAATATTAGAACCATACACGCTATTGTGCATAGCTTAGAACAAGGACAACAAGACGCTATCTATGCTAAATACTTAGGTGCTAAACCACCACTAGCCTTTTACTGGCAATTAGAGATGGCTTATGATAATTTACTGACAATAGCAGAAAGACGAATAAACGCATAATCTTGTTGCACATATCTTAATAGGCATGCTATAATACTGTTTGTTGGATAACTCCTGTCTCAAAGAAACGTGATTTTACAAAAGCCTGACTGCACTCTCTCCGTGGTTGGGCTTTTTCTTTTATGAAACTATCTATTTGCGAACAATGTGGTGAACCATTTGACTTCACCGAGTATAGCCTATGTAATGATTGCAGATATGACCACCGATTTATCAAGTTAAGGAAAGATAATGAAAGCAAAGACCAAATCAATGAAAAAGGTCAGCAAGGTAATGAAGGAATTTAAAGCAGGAACTTTAAATGTAGGTAAGTCATCAAAGAAAGTGTCAAATCCAAAACAAGCAATAGCAATCGCCCTCAGCGAAGCTAATATATCTAAAAAGAAAAGGAAATAATTATGCCAATGGTTGGAATGAAAAAATTTGCTTACACAGAAAAAGGTAAGAAAGAAGCTAAAGAATACGCTAAGAAAACAGGCAAAGCTATGGCTGCTAAACCTATGAAGAAGGCTGCTAAACGTGGCAAGTAAA